CATCCTGACCGGGTGCTGGTCGGTGAGCGACTTCCAGTCGGACCACTGGGTCCACCTCGTCGGCCAGACCCTCGCCGCGGTCCCGGTGAAGCTCGACGCGGAGGAGGCCGTCCGCGGAGCGATCGACCGTGTCGGGCGGGTGGCGGTCGCAGAAGCACGTAGCTACAGGGATCGGCAGGCTGGTACGTTGGATGCCGTGAAGGTCCTCGCCCAGACCCTGAAGGACGCGTGAGCAAGCCCGGCGACACCTCCAACCTCGTGATCACCCTCCGCAAGGGGGAGTCGGCAGTCGTCCACCTCGACGACGAGCGGCAGATCCGGGTGACGTGTGTGCGCCAGCAGCAGTCCCGCGCGGTCGTCGCGGTCGCCGCCCCCCGGGAGATCAAGGTCACCCGTGAAGGAGACAAAGCGTGAGCACGCTCCGATCCAGGCTGATCGCACAGGGCCACGCAGATGACGATCAGGCCCTGCTCCAGCTTCTCACGCCGTCGCTGGTCAAGGCGTGGCCGAACGCCACGCTCGACAGCATCCTGGCGACGGCGGCTGCGGCCATCGCGGCGGACACCTGGGACCAGACCTGATGCTTGTTCATGGCGACTGTGTGGCGGTCATGGCCACGATGCCCCCGGCGTCGGTGAGTGCCATCGTCTGCGACCCGCCCTACGGGCTGGTGTTCATGGGGAGGGGCTGGGACGACCTGGGCCACGGCAATGCACAGCAGGCGTGGCACGCGCGCTGGCTCACCGAGGCGCTTCGCATCCTCAAGCCGGGCGGGCACCTGCTCGCCTTCGGCGGCACCCGCACCTACCACCGCCTCGCCTGCGCCGCCGAAGACGTGGGCTTTGAGATCCGCGACAGCTTGCACTGGCACTACGGCAGCGGCATGGCGAAGGGGCTGAACGTCGGCAAGGCGGTGGACGCCAAGCTCGTGCACGGCCGCACGAAGGTCACGAGGGACCAGCCGCAGACCCCCGAGGGCGCGCAGTGGGACGGCTGGGCGACGGGGCTCGCCCCCGCCCACGAGCCTATCCTGCTCGCCCGGAAGCCCCCGGCAGGGAACGTGGCCGCGAACGTGCTGGCGCATGGCACCGGGGCGCTGAACATCGACGCTTGTCGCACCGGAACGGTCGGCGGAAGCACGCAGCCGAGCGGCATGGACCGCTACAATGCGGCCAACGCCACGCATGGCTACCGACCCAGCGCGGATCAGAAGGGCACACCACCCCTGCCACTACCAAAGGGACGCTGGCCCAAGAACGTGCTCTTCACTCACGCGCCGGGCTGCGCCGCGGAGTGCGTCGAGGGCTGTCCGGTTGCGGGCCTGGACGCGCAGAGCGGCGTGCGCAAGAGCGGTGCGCATAAGCGCAGCCACGTCCGCAACGTGCCGCGTCTTGGTGCTGGCGGGGTCTACGGCGAGGAGAAGAAGGCGGACAAGGCGTTCACGCGCGCGCGCCCGGCAAGCAGCGGCGGCGCCTCCCGCTTCTTCCCTGTGACCTCCTGGGATCCCGTCTACGACCTGCCCTTCCTCTACACCGCGAAGACCGCGAAGAAGGAGCGCGAGGCGGGCTGCGAGAAGCTGGCCGAGCGGCACGGACGGAAGCGCGGCAACAATCACGCCACGGTGAAGCCCGTCGCCGTCATGCGCTGGTGCCTGCGTCTCGTCACGCCGCCCGGCGGTGTGGTGCTGGACCCCTTTGCAGGCAGCGGCACGACGCTCGTCGCTGCGCGGCTGGAAGGCATCGAGTGCATCGGCGTCGAGCAGGAAGCGGGGCACTGTGAGATCGCTGCTGCGCGTGAGGCGCACGCAGGGCCGTTGCGCTGATGGAGCAGCTGTCCGTCCTCTTCTGCCACGCAGCCTCCGACACGCCCGAGGCCATCGAGGCTGACTGTGCCCTGCACGGAGGCACGGGGCCACTGCACCCCCATTGTCTCCCCAAGGAGCACCCTCATGGCCCTTCAGTTCGCCACCCGCCAGATCGCCGTGGTCGCTGCCTACCCGGGCCTCCCTGGCTCCGGGTGATGCAGCGTTTGTCTCCGGGTACCAGACGACCGAGAGCCGCCTGACCTTGGAGTCCGCTGGTCCCCCTGCTACTCCCGGCCCTCCACCTACCCCGCCGGGTGTCGCCAAAGCGAGACCGCCACCCCCGCCCCCGCCACCCATCCCAGGGTGAAGGGCCTGCGCGCGTAACGAGAGAGACGCGCACGGGACACCCCGTAGCCCCGGTGCCGGGCTGCGGGGTGTTGGCCGTTTTGTCTCCGATGATCACGACCTGAAAAGGCGTGTTCTACCTGTAGATGCAGGGAGGGAAGCCCCTGCACTACAACCACGGAGACAATCATGCTGATTCTCGATCCCTGTACCGCGTGCGACTCGACCGAGGCGACGTTCCTGGGCACCCTGGGTCCTGTGACCTGGGCACGCTGCCGCCACTGCGGCATCGACCGCATCGTGCCGGACCTGTTCGACGACGACGACGACCTCGTCGTGGACGACGCCCCCACCCACGAGCCGCCGCGCGCCGTGCTCGTGGCGTGGCGCAACACCCTCGCCGGATGGGGCGTGCCCTGCTCCGCTGAGGACGTGGGCTTCGCCTTCCACCACGCGTTCGACAGCAAGCGCACGGCAAGCGGCGAGGACTACGTCGTCGTCTTCTTCAAGAGCGACAAGCCGGGCCTCGACCCCATCGACGGCTGGCGCTCCTGGCTCGACACCTCCGACCGGGAAGCCCTCGTCCAGGGGCTGCTCGACCTGGGGCTCGTCGAGTACGCCTCCAACCCCTTCTGACGAGAACCCGGTGGCACCGGGTCGAAACGCCGGGCTCGCCCGGCGTCAAGGGAAGCTCTCAACCATCGGAGACAATCATGCAGATCAACGTGGGCGACATCGTCCAGACGTTCGCCTCTTGGGGCGACACCACCGACCGGTCCATCACCGCGACTGTCGGAGCCCTTCCGGGCCCCAACGACCGGACCACGCTCTACCGCCTCGACTCGCCGCACTGGCTGGGTGGAGCCGTGTACCGCACGGATCACGAGTTCGACCGCGCCATCACCCCGGCGTTCACGGGCACGGTCACCGCGGCTGACACGCTGCTCCGGGCCCAGACGGGCCTGGAAGCCCTGGTCTACCACCTCCGCGGGGCCGACCGCGTCGCCGCGCTCGACTTCATCGAGGACGACGATCAGGTGTGGACGTGGAGCCGGGAGGCTCCGCCGCCCGCGCGGTTCGGCGTCCCGGTCGCCCCCAACGGCTTCACGGTCCTCGTGGTGAAGGGCTGGAAGGGGCTCTCCTCGCCCTACTTGAAGTCCTTCAACCCCAACTGACGAGCCTCGCTGGTAACGAGGCGAAACACCCCTAATAGGGGGTGTCTTGGGAAACCTTTGAGCGACGACCCTCCGGGCTGATCCGGGGCGCTCGCTCAGTTCGGAGACAATCATGCTCATCACCCGCCTCCAGCGCATCGTCTTCACCGAGAACGGCGAGAAGCACGAGCACTACGCCCTGATCATCAACCGCAAGACGGGAGAGGTCACCTTGGAACAGGAAGCCGACGCGGACGGCCGCGCCACCGCCGAGGCCGTTCGCGAGTGGTCCACGCGCATCGAGGGCAACGCCGGGCTGGGCTACAGCGCCCGGACCTACCCGGAGCCCAACGGGATCCGCTGGGACTCGCAGGAAGCTGCGGCCACCGCCTGGGTCGATCGTGTCCTCGTCGAGACGCGCACCCGCGCCCCCGGCATCGCGTCGCTGTTCAGCGAGGTCCGCCGGGTCATCCGCACCCTGCGTGACGCGAGCGGGACCGCCGTGGGCCTCGACCACCAGAAGGCGTGGGACCTCGCCGTGGACCTCCAGTACGCCCTGAGCGACGCCCAGTCCCGCCGGGGCCGGACGCACGACGAGCGGCGCGCGGCCGGGGACCTCCACGGCAAGGCGACCCAGGTCCGCGACGACGCGGTCAAGTCCACGGTCAAGGGCGCACTCGACGCGCTCGACGGGCTCAACAAGCCCCGGAAGACGGAGTTCATCCACCTGACGGATCCGACCGTGGACGTGGACCCGAACGACCCGCGTCGCTGAACCACACTGACGAGCCCGAGTTGCACCCGGGCGAAACGGGAGACAATCACCTTTGTCTCCCGTCTGTGGAAGCTCAACCCCTGGAGACAATCGTGGAAAAGCACGACACCTACATCGAGAAGTTCATCGCGGAGCGCCTGCCGCAGTCCCTGCCCGCCATCGTGGTGCTGAACGCGCCCAACCCCTTGGACCCCACGACCCCGGAAGGTACGTGGCTGAAGGTCGAGGGGTGGGGCTCCGGCTCCAAGCACATCACCTACGACCTGCCCGGCTGGGACCAGATCGGGGAGGACGACCCCTACTACGTCGTGAACCACGCGAACGGCGTCCACGTCATCCGCTGCAACGCGGAGGGCCTGGAGATCGCCGCGATCTACGCGGGCAACGTCGAATCCATCATCACCGACGTGGTCGAGCGGGCTCGCGACGAGGGTGTGGCTCTGGACGACTGGATCGACGAGGAAGCGGCGTGAGCCGCGCCGTCATCGAGCGCGCGTGCATCGAGGGCGTCAACGCGCGGTTCGCGAACCGCCTCCGCAAGAACCCCTACCCGCTCCGGACGCCGGAGCGGGACGCGTGGTTCCGCGGCTACGACCACGCCGCTGACGCCGTGAGCCACCTGTTCGTCAAGGTCATCACCAAGGTGCCCGACCTGTGCAAGTCCCTGATCCCGCAGACCTGAGAGACAATCATGCTGAAGAAGTCGATCCTGCTGACCGTTGCCCTGTTTGTCTCCGCCGCCGCGTGGTGGAGCCTGTACGTCCACCGCGCCGACGCCGCCCGGTACGCCTGCATCGACGCCACGTCGAGCGCGGCCTACGCGGCGTGTCTGGAGGCCCAGTGATCACGACCTGAGAAGGCGTGTTCTACCTATAAGTGAGAGGGGAAGGGAAGCCCCCTCGCTACCACCACCACGGAGACAAACCATGAACTGCCCCGTCTGCATCAAGCGCGAGAAGCGCCACGAGAAGAAGGTCGCCGCTGCCCTGGCCGCAGGTCGCCCGGCCCCCCGCCGTCGCATCCTCCGCAGCCCCTGTTCCGGTTGCTACAGCATCCCCGTCTACAGCCGCCCCTGCGGCGTCCACGAGTAGGGAGACAAACCATGAACTGCCCCGTCTGCATCGACCTGATCATCGACCGCCTCTACGACAGCGAGTTCGACGCTGCCGACGCCCACGCCGCCGACCTGCTGGCGTGGCTGAACGGGGACGGCTTCACGCCCCAGCGCCCCAAGGTCGAGGAGTGCCAGTACCTCGCCGTCTACGTCGGCCCCGAGGTGGGGTCGCTCTCCGACTGGCCGAGCCTGCGAGCCCTGGTCAACCACCCCCGACTCAACGCCCACTGACGAGGCCCCTGGCAAGGGCCGAAACGCCGGAGACAATGTCTCCCGGCGTCTGGGAAGCCAACAACCCCCGGAGACAATCATGTCCAAGAAGACCACCGCCCGCAAGTTCTCGCTGGTGGGCTGCTCCTGCCTGATCTGCGATGCGAGCCTCACCGACGCGACCAGCGTGCAGATCGGCATCGGCCCGACCTGCCGCAAGAAGGTCGGCCTCACCGCCCGCGACAAGTCCGCCAAGCGCCTCAAGGCCAACGACCTCTGCTACGAGGCCACGGTCATCCGGGCCAAGGCGGAGAAGGCGAACAAGCCCATCACCAAGCGCAGCGCCAAGCGGATCTTCGCCATCGCGGACGAGGTCCAGGGCCTGGGCTTCGACAAGCTGGCCGAACGCATCCGCCTGCGCTTCATCCCCATCCACCTGACCGAGGTCACCAACGCGGACCTCTTCCGCTGGAACCGGGACACGCGTAGCGAGGAGAAGACCGGCACGACCGGCACGATCCTCCGCGTCCGCACCCCCTTCAGCCGGGTCTTCCTGGGCAAGCTCAAGGGCGAGTCCCTGCGCTACCGCCGCCCCGTGAAGAACGGCCGCGACTTCTGGTGGGAGGTGGACCGCCGCGACAGCCGCCGCGTGCTCAACGTGCTCTCGCAGGTCTGGCCCGGGGAGGCCGCGTACGGCTCCAAGGGGGTGTTCACCATCCCGACCGAGGCCCAGTTCACCAAGCGCTACAAGAAGTAGGAGACAAACCATGAGCAACCGTACGACCTTCGATCGCTGGTTCGCAGACGGCACCACCTGGGTGGGCGTCTACGAGTGCAAGGACCTGTCGTCGCAGCGCCTGGGTGACCGGGTGGCGATGCCGTTCGACACCGCGGACCTGAGCAAGGCCGAGGTCGGAGACAAAGCGCCGGACCACCCGACCAACGGGCCCGGCTGGCGCTGGTCGCTGATCGCCAAGTGCAACACCGTCGAGGAGGCCCTGGCCTACTTCCCCGACCCCAACTGACGAGAGCCCGGTGAGCGCCGGGCCGAAACGCACGCCGGGAGACAAACCCCCTCCCCCTCCCGGCGTGCGTCTTGGGAAGCTCAAACAACGGAGACAATCATGTCCACCATCGAAACCAGCCGCATCTACGTCGCCTCGCTGGCCGACTACAACGCCGGACGCCTCGTGGGTGCCTGGATCGACCTCGACGAATGGCTCGACGCCGACGACATCGAGGAGATCATCCAGGCCGAGGTCCTCGCCAACAGCAAGGAGCCGAACGCCGAGGAGTGGGCCATCCACGACAAGGAGGGGCCGCTGGCCCCCTTCATCGGGGAGCACACCAGCCTCAGCGACATTAGCGACATCCTCGACGTGGTCGAGGAGCACGGCGAGGTCGCTATCGCGGCCTTGCACTCCGTGGGCTTCATCGAGCGCACCGAGTGTGTCATCGCCACGGTACAGGACGGGTTCGCCGGGGCCGGGAAGTCCAGCGAGGACATCGTCTGGGACTACTACCACGACACGGTGGGCGAAGACGCCTTGGGTCCGCTCGCGGACCACATCGACTGGTCGAGCGTCGTGCGCTCCTGGGAGCACGGTGGCACGTCGTTCACCGAGGTCAACGGCACGGTCTACGCCTTCAACGCGGTGTAAGGAGACAATCATGCAACGCTTCAAGATCGAGGTCCTCTACGGCGACGGCGAGCCGCTCGTCTGGGAGACGGCCTACGCCGGAGCCAACGCCGCGTGCGCGCTGACGGACAGTCTGCTGGACTCCACCGGGTACACGCAGGAGGACGACGGCACGACCGGGCGCTACCGCCTGACGAACGTGAAGACCGGCGAGGTCACCGAGTTCAGCACGGTGCTCCACGTCAAGACCTCTCTCACCATCACCCCCGGCTGACGAGGCCCCGTGACACGGGCCGAAACGCCGCCCACACCGGGCGGCGTCCTGGGAAGTTCAACATCAAGGAGACAATCCCCATGAGCGCATTCATCACCTACGACGAAACCGATGTCAACAGCCTCAAGGTCCAATACGACGACAGCCGCCGCGTGTCGTTCGGCGGCGACACCGTCGTCACCGTCGAGATCGATCTGACGCTCGACGAGGACGGGGTCGATCGGCTGGAGGTCGAGGTCACGGGCTCGCAGTTCCTCGACGGCAGCAGCAGCATCAAGGACGCGATCACGGAGGTCCTCGACGCGGCCAGCGAGGCGAACAAGCTGGACGTGGTGACCGCCGCGATCCGCGACTGGGCCCAGGCGTGGAACTACGCCGACGCCGTGCTCGACGAGGTCTACCTCTCGCTCGACGAGGACGCCCGAGGCGACTGGATCGAGGACCAGATCGAGAAGTCGAACGGCTGAAACCCACTGACGAGGCCGCTGGGAAGCGGCCGAAACGGGGGACAATCACCCCCGTCTGGGATACCAACGGTGGAAGGGGTCGGGCTCTCGCGTGAAGCGAGCTTCCCAATGTCTCCGTGCCATGCCGGAGCCTGCCCCTTCCCACTTCTGCGCCAAGCCCCGTCTGGGCCCCCTCCGGGGGGTCTGGGCGGGGCTTCTTGCGTTGGGGGACAAACACCTGTTTGGGACAATCATCCCTTGACCCGTCAACCTGACAGTTTTGTCAGGTAGGTTGACGTGTCAACCTGACAAATCTGACAGGTCCAATAGAACACCGCCGTTCTAGGAACTAGAACACCGTCCTTCCTCCCTACGGTCGGAAGGCGCGCGCCGCTCGCGCGCCGCGCACTTCTGGAGGGAGGATCTGGGCCCAGCGGGTATGGACCCAGCCGGAGGCCGTATGGACCTGAGCAACGCACTCTCGATCGCAGCCAAGCAGGCGGACGCCAAGGGCGGGGCCGCGGGCTGGCACGCCTGCCGGTTCGATAGCGGATCGCTCGTCGCCAGCGACGGGGTTCGCGGCGTGCGGTGCCCGATCGAGACGACCGTGAAGGTCGCCGTGGACGCGGCCAAGGCCAAGGCGATCATCGGTGCCCTCACCGGGCCGACCCTGACCGTCAAGCGCAACAGCCTGCACGCCAAGGCCGGGCGCTCCAACTTCAAGCTCAAGGGCCTGCCCGCGTCAGCGCTCATGGCGCTCCCCGACGAGCCCCCGGCTACCGCCTGGACCCGGATCGACGGAGACAAAGCCGCCGCCATCGCGGTCGTCGCGGAACTGGCCGGGAAGGAAGACATGGGCCGGTACGCTCTCTCCGGCATCCGGTTCACGCCGGATTGGGTGGCGGCGTGCTGCTCCGGGGCGCTCGCTGTCGCCTGGGTACCCAACCTCGTGTCGGCAGCCATCACCGCGCCCGCCACCATCTTCCAGGGCCTGAGCGGCGACGTGTCGTTCGCCGTGGCCGACCGGCGGATCTGGGTGCGGGAGGAGGACACGGGCCAGATCCGCTGGAGCCTCCTGCTGGAGGCGGAGTGGCCGGATGGGTCGGTCAACGCCAACCTCGCGTCCGCACGGGAGGGAGACAATCGCCACAAGGCGGCGCTCGACTACCCGGCCCTCGCTGCGCTCGCGGGCATGGCGCTCGTGGCCTCCGACTCGCCCGCCGACGCCCACCGCGTGACGTTCGACGGGGGGAAGCTCGACTGGACCTACGAGGGCAAAGTAGGCCGCTATCAGGGCGACATGGACTTCGACTACACGCCCGAGGCGTCCTGGGTCATCGGGATCAACGCCACGCTCTTGGGAGTGGCCTTGAAGGGCCTGATCTCCGTGAGCGAGGAGGGCAAGCGCTACGTGTCCGTGGGTGGACCGCGCGAGGCGCTCCTGCTCTGGGGCGGAGAGCCGATCGTCGAGATGCTCGTCTTGCCGATGGTCCTCCCGTAGTGGAGACAATCAGGGTATGGTGCTCGCGGTGGACCTCCGAACCCTGAGCACCCGGCAGCGCCGCATCATCCGTTCCAAGATGATGCGCGCCTACTGCGCGACCTACGCGAGCGAGACGCTCCGTGGTCCGCCCGAGTACGACGGCCGCTTCCTGCTGGGGCGGCACCACATCGACTGGTCCGACGCGATCAACCACAACGATCGCTGCCTGTTCATGGCCGCGCGGGACCACGGGAAGTCCCACTTCTTCGTCCTGGGCTACAGCCTGTGGCAGGTCCAGATCCGCAGCCCGGGGCGCACGGGGTACATCTTCTCCGCCACCCAGCCGCAGGCCGAGGAGCACCTCGACAAGATCCGCAAGGAGATCATCGGCGGCGGCGAGAACGGCGGGCCGAACCCGTATCTGGCGAACCTGCTGCCCTTCAAGAAGGATCAGGCCCGCACGCTGGTGTTCGCGAACAACAGCGAGATCCGGGCCCGTGGGTTCGGCACCAAGGTCCGCGGCGGTCACCCCTTCTGGGTCCTCTGCGACGACATCCTGAACGATGAGCACATCTGGTCGGAGACGGTGCGGCAGAAGGCGGTGGACTACTACCTGTCCGCCATCGAACCGATGCCGGTCCCCGGGGGACAAATCGTCATCGTGGGCACCCCGTTCCACGCGCTGGACCTCTACGGCCACCTGAAGGAGGGCCGGGAGTACACGGTGCTGGAGCACCCGGCCCGCGGCCCGTTCGGGAAGCCCTTGTGGCCCGCCCGCTACAACGAGGAGCGGCTGGCGCGCCGCAAGCGCATCGTCGGCTCCATCCGGTGGGCCCGCGAATATATGTGTCAGCCGATCACGGACGACGCATCGCTGTTCCCGTCGTGGCTGTTCGACGCGGACGGGATCAAGCAAGACTACCCCCTGGGTGTGGACGCCAAGCTGTGGCACCGACAGGGGATGACGGTCTGCATGGGGGTGGACCTCGCGTTGTCGGCCTCCGCCGGGGCGGACTTCTTCGTCTGTTTCATCATGGCGGTGGACGGCAACGGCACCCGCTACGTGGTGGACATCTTCCGGGCCAAGGGCCTGGGCTACCAGCAGCAGGTGGACACGATTGTCTCCCTGTCCAAGAAGTACGACTGCGACCTCGTGTTCGTCGAGGCCAACCAGTACCAGCGGGTGATCTCCGACATGGTCATCCGCACCAGCGACGCCCCGATCAAGGCGTTCTACACGACCGGGCGCGGCGGCTCCCGGCAGGCGAGCAACCAGCGCCGCGGCATGGCGGGCGCGTACTCCAGCAACAAGAACAACCTTGACCGCGGTGTGCCCGCGCTGCGGCTCCTGCTGGAGAACAAGAAGATGCGGATCCCCTGGGCCCACGCCACCCGGGAGCGGGTCCAGCAGTGGATCGGGGAGATGCAGCAGTTCGGCTGGGCGGAGGGCAAGATGCAGGGCGTCGGCGCGCATGATGACACCGTCATGGCCCTCTGGATGGCCGACAGCGCGCTCCAGATCGCGGGTAGCTCCTCGCTGCTCGACAGCGACGGCGAACTGATGGACGGCTCCGAGGACTTCGATCTGGCGACTTGGGGTCTGGGCGACGGCGGGGACAATCACCCCAAGCCTCCCGCCGAGGAAGAGGATGTGCCAGACTGGTTCGGAGGCCGCGACAACGGCGGGCTACCGGGCCTTCCAGGCTCTCTCGCGCCTGACCTCTGGTCCTGATAGGGTCGGTCTATGTCGATGCCCCATCGGTCTGACAAGCGGTCAGCACGCACCGGAAAGCACCCTGGCCTGGGGATGATCGGCAAGATCGACGCGGCCACCGCGCGTCAACAGGCGGTCGAGGGGGCCAAGGCGCTGCTGCGCGAGGTCAACGTGAACCCGGAGCCGCACAAGCCCGGCGAACGCGACTACATGACCGCGGAGGAGGCTGCGCGGGTCATGGGCCTCGACGCCCAGAAGGAGCGCATCGCGATTGACGTGGTCCGCGCCGTCGTCGAGGGGACCGCCGACCTCATGGCGATCTCCGCCCGCGGCCGACAGGGCGGGCTCGACGCCGAGATCATCCGCGAGTGCATGCGCCGCGGCGAGCGCATCCGGGCCAACCGGAAGCGCGTCGGCGTGCCCATGGTCAAGTCGGAAGGGGACAAACCCCCTGGGACTGGCTGGCAGTCGATCCCCAACAGCAGCGTCTCCGGCGGCATGCGCCGGGGCTCCCCTGGGAACTACGACTACTGGTACCCCGGCGACGGCGGCGACGTGCGTTCGACCCCCCACGCGCAGGAGGCGGGCCCGGTCCACTCCGAGCACGAGGGCGACGGCGGGGTGACCAAGGAGGTCCTCGACCGCTACGAGACAATCAGGGCTCAGGCGGAAGAGGCCGGGATGCGCCTGAACGGGCGTCCGACCGGCAAGACCACGATGCAGGACCTCGACGGACTCAGCGAGCGGGTGAAGCGTGCCATCGACAAGAGACAAACAGGTGATCCGCCGTCGCAGGAAGCCAGCGGCGACACCGACGACGGTGACGCTGCCGACGCTGCCGACAGCGGCGACGCTGCCCCCGTGGGAGAAGCCGAGCCGCTCGACGGGGAAGAGGACTGGGAGGAAGACACCTCCGACGACCCCACGGAGCCGGTAGGCGACGACTGGATCAACGCCATCGGCGCGGGGATGAAGGGCAACGAGCCCGAGTACCCGCACGAGGTGGCGGAACTCCGCGCGGCCCTGGACACGATCACCGGGGCTCTCGATCAGGTGGAAGACCGCCTGGGGAAGGAGTGGAAGCCGCTGTCCCGCAAGCTCCGGGGCTACGGCAAGACCTACCGGGACAAGCCGCACAAGGACGGGATCATCTGGCTCGCCCAGTTGGTGAAGGGCTTCCTGCTCCTCGCGCTCGCGGCCGGGTTGGGGGCGACAATCGGAGGCCCGGCCGGGCTGCTCCTGGGTGTGGCAACCGGCGGGGCGAGGCTGGCGCAAACGGCCCTCAAGTCCGAGGACGCCCTGTTTGTCTCCAAGAGCGACGGGCAGGTCTACTTCCGCAAGGCCGGGCTGCTCCCGCTCTCACGGGCCGCGTACAACGTGCGGGAGATCGTCAAGCAACTGGCGCTGCTGGAGGACCACCTCTTCCACCCCCGGAAGCAGTGTCCCGACTGCGTGTGGAAGCACCTCCTGACCGCGGAGGCCCTGGCCGAGGAGGCGATCACGCTGAAGGGTGCCGCCCGCATCCAGGCGCTCGACTCGCTGGCCGACAAGATCCGCAAGGTCAGCGAGGCCGTCCGCCGCAAGGAGGCTCCGGAAGCCATCGCCCAGAAGGTCCGGGCGGTGCGGAAGGAACTGATCCCGGTGGCGTCCGGGGTCGTGGTCAAGGGGGAGACAATCGCCAAGGGTGGACCCTTCATCGGTCCACGCGGGGGAAAGTGGGCAGACGCGAAGCACACGATCCCGTGGAAGGAAAGCACTGACAGCCACCCCTCGATTGTCGCCGGATTCAAAGCGAAGGTCGGTGCTGACACCTTCGCGATGTACTACGACGTAGCTTCGGGAACCTCTCCCGAGAAGTGGCACGGCTATGTAAGCAAGCACGGCTACGACCCCGCGCAATCGGAGCAACTTCGCACCGAGATCGTTCAGCATGAGAAGGCGCAGCACCGTGAGCACGCGAAAGCCTCGTTCGCACAGCACAAGGCGTTGTCGTTTCAAGGTGTCGATTTTGCAAGCGGTGTCGTGCCTCCGGTCCAACCGCAAGAGGCGTCGATCCGTGTTGCAGG